ATTTGCAAATTCAACAGCAGGGCCATCTTCTCGATGTCGTTTGTCATTCAAGTACCAAAATTTGCTACCATCATCCCATTCAATAGCAGGGCCATCTTCTCTATGTATTTTGCCATTAAAGAACCAATGTTTGGTGCCATATGCATTGGTATGCATTCCATCTGTTTTCATGATTTTAACTTCCACCAGAACTGTTCTTTTGGATCGGTGATAACATCTTCCATGTTTACTAGGTTGCCATTAAAGTACCATTGTTTGGTGCCATCATCCCATTCACTCGCAGGACCATCTTCTCTATGTCGTTCACCATTAAAGTACCATTGTTTGGTGCCATATGCATCGGTATGCATTCCATTTCTCATGATTTCATATTCCACCAAAATTGTTCTTTTGGATCGGTGATAACATCTTGCATTCTTACTTCTTTGCCATTAAAGTACCAAAATTTGTCGCCATTTGCGCTTTCAATAGCTGGTCCGTCTTCTCGGTGAAGATCACCATTCAAGTACCAAAATTTGTCGCCATCTGCAAATTCAACGGCAGGACCATCAGTTCTATGTCGTTCACCATTCAAGTACCATAATTTGTCGCCATTTGAATTTTCAATGGCAGGGCCATCAGTTCTATGAAGGTTGCCATTCAAGTACCAAAAATTCTCGCCATATGCATATTCAATAGCAGGACCATCTTCTCTATGACGTTCGCCATTCAAATACCATTCTTTGTTACCAAATTCATTGGTATGCATTCCATCTTTTCTCATGATTTCATATTCCACCAGAATTGATCTTTTGGATCAGTGATAACATCTCCCATGTTTACTAGGTTGCCATTTAAGTACCAAACTTTGGTGCCATTTGTAAATTCAATAGCAGGGCCATCTTCTCTATGTAGTTTGCCATTAAAGTACCAATATTTGTTGCCATTTGCATATTCAAGGGCAGGGCCATCTTCTCTATGTCGTTTGCCATTAGAGAACCATTGTTTGTTGCCATTTGCAGCATCGGTATGCATTCCATCTGGATAAATGTTCTGTATCATTTAAATAACATACACTATAGGTTAAGGATTGTCAATCGTTTATGTTTTTGTCTTACAGTTATCGCCGTGCCAACGTGCGTACATACCCTTAGCAGTTTCTAAACCACAATGCTCACACACTAATCTTGTTTGTGATGGATGAGTTCCAGTAGATAACATCTTTTCATTTTGTGTAGCACCCACCCATGGATTTTTACCTTCTTCAATCATGCGGCGATTATGCTCAGGTCCTTGGAAGTTATGCCGACCTTCTTCAATCAACTTTTTATTCAACTTACCACCAGCATTCGGGGACTTACCATTCTGCCAATGATGTTTACCTTCTTTGGCACTTTTCACAGAAGGATTATTATCATAGTTTCGTTGCGTTCTACGCACAGATTGCCTTTGCCTGTTATCATCTGTTTTCATAGGGTGATTATCAACGAAAGTATCTCGTGCTTCTGGATTGGTATTCATCCAGTGTTTGTCGCCACGAGATACTTTTTCGGGATTAGTTCTTGAATAATGATTATCTCCTGATATTTTAGATGCTATATCAGGGTCCTTCATAGGGTTGTTGCCACCAGTGACGAAACCGATAGATTGTGCAGTCATATTCATACATTGGGGATTATGGATGTGTTCTATAAGAAACTGCTCTTCTGCGTCTATGAGGTCTTCAAAGGTATCGTATTCCTGAATTACTTCACGGGATAAAGAAGACTTATCAATGATGCCCCTGACCCATTTACCTGATCCTAAGTAGCCGTCTTCTATATTGTTTGTTGAATGTCTACCAATGTAGTATTTGCCGTTTGTATGTGTTGTCTTATAGATAAAATGTTTCATTATATTCCTTTGTTATATACTTATTTATCATTATAACGCAGGTGGATATAAAAATCTATATAAAAAAAGGGAGAACCCGAAGGCTCTCCCTAATCTTTTGTGTCTTATCTAAGTAAAACTGCGTAACTTTATTGCGTATAGCCTTAGCTAAACGAAATATTACTTACGGCAATTTCGCCCAAATAATCGCCAGCATTACCAAAGCTACTGGAAGAGTTCGTTAATTCCACATATCCGTATCTTGTCATAAAGCTAACTACTGGTTCGAATGTGCTTGGGTCTAGAACTGTACCAGAACTCATAAGAGGAATATACGGGCAATAGAATGCTGCTGCATCTGCTTCAGAAGAACCTTTATATCCAACAAGAACTGGTGTAGTATCTGCTGCATATGTGTCTACGTAGATTTTCATTGTGCTGTTAAGCGTACCAACGAATTTCTGGTTAGTTGGACCTTCGAAAGTACCTTCAGTTGTACGAGCGAAAGCTGATGTGCTTGCGCTTTGAAGAACTGTAAGCATTTCTGGGGAAACGACTGCCCAGTTACCTAGACCACGACGTGTGCGCTGACCGATCTTGTTAGCCATACGGTTAATAAGAACTGCAAGAGCTGCGTGTTCGTCACCAACATAAGTTGCTGTACCGGACACTGCCGCTTGGTTATATGTGTATTCTGTTGCTGCTAGTGCACGAAGCGAAGAAATGATTTCTTGATCGATTTCTGAAGTAATTTCTTGAGCAAGTGCTGCCATTACTTCTGCTTCGATATCGATACCATGCATTGCATCTGCGTCTTGAGCTGCTTCAAAAGTCCAACGTGCTGCAAGCTTACGAGTTTTAGCTTCAACAGGCTGCTTCATGATTTGGATAGACATACGCTGACCCGGATCACCTTCTAGAGTAGCAGTATTAGCTGCACGTCCAGCGTTGTTCGCATCTGTAGTCGTATCTGCACCAGAATAAGCGGTTGCAATTTTGAATGGTGATAGTGCTTCTTCACCAGCTGTTGCGCCTGTTGAACCAGTTGAAGTAACTGTGTCAGCATAACGTACACGTAGCGTGTGAATTTGTGCTACTGGACCTTGCATTGGCTGAACGCCTACAAGTTCGTTAGCGATAACGGTTGGCATCACACGACGAATGACCGGAAGGATCACACGGTTTAGTGTTGCGATGTTACCATGGGCTGTTCCGCCCACTGTTGCAGTTTCGTTAAGAAGCTGCTTTTTTGTATTTTCAAGAATCATTGACATATTCTTGCGTGCTGTTCCGTCAAGACCTTCAAGCAACGTGCCTTTTGTCTCGTTCCAACGGCTTTCTAATAGTGGCTGTGACATTTTTTGTCTCCTGTTAGTTAATGCCTGCCAGTTTACGGATGCTGTCTAATTCAACAACGTCTGCTTCTGGCGCTTTTTGTTTTTTATCCCCGGTTACTTCTCGAACTTGTGAACTTTCGTTAAGCGTTTTAGCTTTAGGTTTACGTGTTTCGTTAAGTAGGGCTGGTAGATATTTATCGAATGCTGTTCTAAGTTTACCTGTGTCAACTGACTCAAGTAGGCTTTTCATAGCATTTGCTTTGTCTCGATTTAATGGTTGTAAAAGTTCTGACAAAACCTTACTACGTTCGATACGATCTTGTGTTAAACGTAGTTCACGATCTTTGCTTTCTAGTAGGCGAGCAGTTTTTGAAGCTTTTTCAGTTGATTCACTGATCATTGCTTCTTTTTCTGCTAGTTTCTTTTCGAGCTTTTTCATTTCCACATTTGTATTAAGATGCGATGCACCGAATTCGGTAGCAAAGGCTTCGAACAAGCGGCGACCGAAATCGTTCTTGCGTGAAGCTTGGATATCTTCTTTCAACTGTGATAATTCACGTGTAAGATTTTTGGAAACTGCGGTTTCAACCAATTTCGCTGAACGCTTGATGAATTCTTTTTGCATTGATTTCATTTTTGACTTAGCTTCTGAAACTAGTTTAACTTTTGTTTCAGCTAGGTCTTTTTTATCAACTTGGAATTCTTCAATTTCTTCAGCTAGTGCTTGAACCATAAAGTCTTCGAATTTAGCGAGTGCTTCCACTTGAACCTTTCGGTCTGAACGTAGTTCTTTAATTTCTTCAGCTAGTTTAGAAACCATGAACTGGTCAAAACGCTTTGCAGATTCCGTCATTTTACTGGCGAAACGTACACGGTCTTCGGATAGAGCCTTCTTTTCTTTAACGATTTGTTTTAATTCATCGTTAAGACTTTCAGTTACCATTGTGTCAAGAGCTTCAACCATTACAGACTTATCGTGCTGATACTTTTGAGCAAATTCTTCACGGAGTTCCGCTTTATTTTGCTCAGTAATTTCACCAACCTTTTGTTCCCAAGCTTCTTGAATTGCTTGGCGAGTTTCTTCATTGACGATATCACTTTCTAGTAATGGTTTTAGAGCCTCAAACATTTATTTGTCTCCTAGTTTTAGGTCTTTGATAAGGCGCAGAACGCCTTCTTTTAGATATTTCTGGACTTTTTGATCTTCGCCGGTAGCTTTGGCGATTTCCAGAACTCTGTGTCCACCTCGCATATTCATTAGCCCTTCGTAGATAGCTGTTGGATATGCATCTGGTGCGCTTGGTTGGGCAACAACATCAACGGTTACGATTTCGAAGTCAGAAACTTTTCCGTCGCTTTCGTTAACGTTTCCAGAACCTCTGGATGAAACGCCCAATTTAACCCCTGACTCCAACATTGTTTGGACAAGCTTGCCCATTGGAGTAGGAATAATTTTTAGTTTACCGTAACCATCGTTGCCTTCCATCCACATTGATTCAATCATGTGGGACACTCGGTCTAGGTTAACTTGCAGGTCATCAGGATGGTCTACTTCGCCAAGAACTGATTCACCTTGCTTTAATCTTTCGGTGATCTGTACTACAGCACCGGAAATCTCGTTAGTCGGGTATACACGTTTATTAGCGTTCAGTTGATCGCCTTGAATACATATACCTTTCATAAAGAGTTCCTTACCTTCATTCGCAGTTTCAACGACGATCTGCGCTTGTTTGAAGGTAAGGTTTTCTCTCAAATAAGAAGCCATTCTATATTTTTCCTCTCCGTTAGGAGTCTTTTACTTGTGACTCTTAGCTACTGGACCCTTGCCTTTGCCGGGGTCTTCGCTTTTTGTTGCTGGTGCAGCGGTTTTTGGACCGTCGCCATTTTTCTTGCCAACAGCACGTGGGTCCATTCCGTCAGCATATTTACCTACTGATGGCTTAGAACCTTCCGTCTTGCTACCACGTCCAATGTCGATTGAACCTTTTTCACGCTTTTTAGCTACAACATCTTTGTTATTAACAGTGATGCCTTTGCCTGTACCAACTTCACGAGCACTATTAGAAGGTGTGTCAACTTTTTCTGTGTATTCACGAACAAATGTTTCTTCCATTTCATCATCATCTTCTTCAGAATCAAAATCCATTTCGCCACTTTCTTCGTCACCGAAATCTTCGTCGCCCATACCGTCTTCATCGTCGCCGAATTCCATTCCCATATCGTCGCCTTCGTCGTCGCCATATTCGCCACCATCAACAATCTCGTTAAATTTTGCTTCTAGTTCGTCAAGTGCGTCTTCAACGTCTACGATACGATCTTCAATATCATCTTCGCCGCCCATTTCGTCATCGCCGAATGTTGCTTCGTCATCGCCGAAATCGTCTTCGCCTTCCATTGACATACCAGCTTCATCAGCTTCGATATCATCAATGAATTGGTCAACAGGAAGATTGTCAGAATCTTCGTCCATAAAAGATTCTTCTACTTCTTCTTTATCATCTTCGTCTTCATCATCTGATTCAGTAACTTCTTCGTCAGCTTCTTCAGCTTCATCAAGGTCTTCTTCATCGAGAAGATTCTCATAAATGTCACGGGATTTTTCTACGCATAGATCGTGGAAAAGCGCACGGGCTTTTTCCATGTCTTCGTTCACAACGTATTCAATTAATTTTTCAAACTTGCTCATAATAATTTAAACTCCTTTAAGGTTTTTATAATAGGGCTTCTTCTATACAGGTATTTACTATTAACCGTATATTTATTTATCAAAAGCCCCAAAAAACGTGATTTTGGAGTAAATTTACAATCCAGCGGAGTCTTCGACTGGTTTCTTATATTGTTGTTGGACTTGTTTTATTTTTTCTTCTTGTTCGAGTGTTCGCGTATCATTCATAATGCGAAGTTTATTAATATGTGAAAGGGTTAAACGAGTCTTACGGGTATCACTTTTCTTTCGACGTGATCCGTCCTCCGCATCGTCACGGTAATCTTCATTATCATCTGTTCTTGAAAAAACTTCGTGCAACTGCATCGGTAATCCCCTTTCTTTTATTTATCAAAGATTACAATTCTAGGTCAGCATCCATGTCGTCGCCTTCTGGTCCACCCATCTCGCCCATTTCATCACCGCCAAAGTCTGGTTGATCAGGGTCTGCAATGTCCATATCAGCATTAAATCCACCCGGACTCATACCAAGCCCACGCATACTGTCGCCAGTTACAGGTGTTGCTTCAGACTCGACGTTTTCTTCACGCCACATACGGTCATTTTCTTGCATTTCTTCTTCTGAAAGACCAAGATAACGCTTTTGTAAGAAACGCAATGACATTCCCTGCACTTCAAGAAGCTGTGTAAATGTTCCGATACGGTTGCTATCTACTTCTACTTCACGATACGCTGAGAAGTTTTGTGGTTCATTGAAACGTAAATCAAAGATTGAGTTATCAATATTGTATCCACGTTCTTGTAAAAATACCTTAAACTCTTGGTCAAATGATGGTGCAAGCATATTTTGAAGACGAATACAGTAGTCATTGAACGTCTTTTCTTGAATCAATGCGGTTCCCATACGACCATCATTGTATGTTTGCGAACCTTCGTCTGGTCCCGTAGGTAGATATGATGACGGTATACGTAATCCACGCAATAATTTATTATTAAAGTAAAGCAAATCATTAATTTCACCGAGATTTTGTCCACCCGGTAGAACATCAACCGATGAACCACGACCATCCGATGTTACGGGGAAGAAATAATCTTCATTTGTTGAATTCTTAACATATATTCCGGCATCAATAGCAAAAGTATGATAGTTATGATATTCTTCTAGTCCATCAACTGTAATCGTGCCAACATCCATTGTCTCTTCCAAATACTCAATTGACACTACTTT